GCCTATTATAATTGATGAAAAGGCTTCTAATAGGACCAGAACTATTCCTGCGGTCTTTAACAAAGATAATTATGTTCCGTATGATCAAATTACAGATGATATAATTTTAGATTGGCTCAATGCTTCAGTTCCACCTGGTGCTATAATCATCTATCAAGAAATTATCAATGAGCAATTGGTAAATTAAAGTTTATATACATATAGTAGAGGAATAAAAAATGCTNATTTGGTAGTGTTGATCTTGGTGCCGCTAGTGGTGGAACTGCTAGTGCTTCATCTATTCAATTCAGTTTAAGCGGTCCTAGTTTTACCACAAGATTTACAAGATGGAGTTTATCTGCAACATCTGGTAGCACCAGCTCAACTTGGACTGTAGAATTAGCCACTGAGGGAGAATTTTAAAAAATGCTTACATACACATGGAAATTGATTAGTTTAAGAAAGACAAATGCAGCAAATTTGAGCAATGTTGTAATTGGAACAACCTGGACTTTGACGGGTACAGACGCTGACAATTACTCAGGCACATTTAATGGTGCAACGCCATTTAGGTCTGCAGAACTTGACCCGAACAACTTTATAGATTATAATAGTTTAACGGAAGAAATTGTTCTTGGTTGGATTCAGGCTGTTGTTGTTGGCGGCTATATGGATCATGTAAANGAGCAAATCAACAAGCAGATCCGTGACAAGAAGAATCCAGTTGATGATGCNTCTGGAAACAATNTNCCATGGNTTGTATCGACTAATAATNANNNTNTTTAATANAAGAGGATGACTATAATGAATAATGTTACAACTGAAACTGTNATTACTCTAGAGTTGAATGTGAACGAAGTAAATCTTGTATTGGGTGCGCTTCGTGAACTTCCACACCGCATTGTCAACGACACCCTAAATAAAGTTGTNGCACAAGCACAGAGCCAAATGCCACAGCAGCCACCTGCACCATCGGCATAATAAATAGATGATATTGGTGATGCTATTGTGAGAAATACAAAATAAGGTATAATTTAAATGGCATCACCAGCATCTAGATCTCAACTAAAAGATTACTGTCTCCGTAAACTCGGATTTCCTGTAATTGATATCAATGTCGATGACGATCAATTAGAAGATCGCATTGATGATGCATTGCAGAAGTTCCGCGATTACCATTACGACGGCACAGAAGAGATCTATCTGGCTCACCAAGTAACCGCTGGAGATATTGCTAATACCTACATTCAAGTGTCGGACAATATCTCTGGAGTTACTCGTCTGCTTCCAATTAGTTCTGGGTCTATTAGTTCTTCTAGTTCTCAAGGATTTAACATCTTTGACATCAACTATCAGATTAGACTCAACGATTTCTATAACCTTTTATCCAGTTCGTACACTTATTATGTGATTGCAAGAGAACACCTTGCAATGCTTGATATGATTGTTACTGGTGAGATTCCATTCTCATACAATAAAAAAGTAAATCGAATCAATCTGTATATGGATTGGGCTGGTCGACTTGCGGTTGGCGATTATATTGTCTTTCAGGCAACTCGAATAGTTGATCCAACAGTATACACTAAAGTTTTTAATGATTCTTGGTTGAAGTCATATACTACCGCATTGTTCAAGATGCAATGGGGCAACAATCTAAGCAAATATACAAACTACACGCTACCAGGCGGTCTTGTAGTAAACGGCGAGAAGATCTACAACGATGCAGTTGCTGAGATTGAACTGTTGCACACCAAGTTACGAGAAGAATACGAGCTTCCACCACAGATGATTGTGGGATAATCTTATGCCAGTAAGTGTGTACTTCAACAATCAAGGTGCTACAAGAGAACAGTTTCTTGTAGAAGATCTCATTATCGAGTCGATTAGGAATCACGGTATTGATATCTATTATTTGCCTAGAGCTTCTCAATCAACTTTTGATAATTTATTTGGCGATGATCCAGTTAAATACTTTAACGCTGCATATAAAATAGATATGTACCTTGAGACTTTCAATGAATTTGAAGGTAATCAGGAATTTTTTGCGAAGTTTGGTTTAGAAATTCAAAAGACAGCAAAGGTTGCTGTTGCACGAAGAACCTTTGAGCGTGCAATCTCTACAACAATTCGCAACACGCCAAAAGAAGGCGATCTGATCTATCTTCCTGTTCAACAAAAATTGTTAGAGATAAAACAGGTTGAGGAAGAAAAGAACTTCTTCCAAGCAGGAAAACAAGCACCGTATATGTATGGGCTTACAATAGAAACATTCAGATACAACGGCGAGTTGATAAAAACTGGCGTTGAAGAGATTGATAACATTGGAAATCTTGAAGCATTTGCATTGGACTACACAATGAATGCTGGTGGCACTGGCACTTATGACGATATGGAAATTGTCTATCAAGGCGCGTCATTGGCTGCTTCTACCGCAAGAGCATATGTTGCTGATTGGAACAAACCAAATCGCATTTTGAAACTTCGAAACATCAAAGGTGAGTTTACCAATAATGTTGCAATCGTTGGTGTCACTTCAGGTGCTTCGTGGTCAATGGGAACTGTTGACACTATGGAAGATGCTAACGACGGCTTCGATGACAATGTTGAGATTGAAAACGAGGCTGATAATGTTCTTGATTGGACAGAATTAAATCCATTTGGAACGAGTAACGAATAATGCTTTCTAGACAGCATTTCTATCACAGAATCACAAGAAAACTGGTCGTAGCATTCGGCACGATGTTCAACAACATTCGTTTAGTCAGATACGATAAAGCAGGAACAACAGAGATCGAACGAATCACTGTTCCTTTGTCATATATGGCTAAAGAAAAGTTTTACCAGCGTTTACAGCAAGATCCTGGGCTAGACCAAAGAACTCAGATCACTTTACCACGCATGTCGTTTGAACTCACATCAATCACATATGACCCTTTGCGCAAAAGAAGTTTATTTTCTCAAGAATTTAGCCCAAACTCAAATACGACAATTAAATCTGCTCAAATTGCACCATACAACTATAACTTTCAGCTGAACATATTTGTCAGAAACACTGAAGATGGCACGCAACTCATAGAGCAAATTCTTCCATACTTCACACCAGACTATACACTAACAGTTGACCTTGCTGATGTTGGTAACAATGTCGATGTTCCAATTATACTTGAGTCTGTTGATTATTCTGTGTCTGATGATGTTGGTACATCAGAACAATTAAGAACACTAGTGTGGACGCTGACATTTACAGTCAAAGCGTATCTTTATGGTCCGATTAATGGCAACACCAAGATTATTCGCAAGGTCACAGCAAATACTTATGACAGCACTTATATCGAAACAGGTGAAAGAAAGATTAATCTGAGTTCGGGTTCTGGTGATTACAAAATAGGCGAGCTGGTGTTTGAAGGAAAAACTATCAATGCTGCTAATGCCTCTGGGTTTGTTAAGGCTTGGGATAATAGAGCAAATCAAATAATTGTTACCGATGTTGCTGGCGCTCTGTTTATTGGCAAAAAATTAACAGGCGCAGTCACTAATACTGCATATACAATAAATACATTTGATATTAATGATAATCAGTTGGTCAACTTGACAGTAACACCAGACCCATCTAACGCAAACGCTAATAGCGACTTCGGCTTTACTGAAACAATTGAAGAATATCCAAACATTACATAATTTATGAGTGAAGTAGATAAAAATCTAGCCGAAATACTTAACACTGACTATATTCCTGCAGTAAAGGAGGAAAACAAAAGTGTTACTATTCATGAGTCAGACAGATCAGCTGATAATCCTGACGCTGACTATTCTCGTTCTAATTATTACAACCTCATCGAAAGGGGTAACGAGGCTTTGGAAGGCATTCTTGAAGTGGCGAGAGAATCGCAGCACCCAAGAGCGTATGAAGTAGCAGCCAACATGATCAAGAATCTCTCTGATGTTACAGAGAAACTNATGATTCTTCAAAGGCANCAACAAGAATTGCAACCAAAAGAACCAGCTGGTCCTACGAATATCACTGTTGACAAAGCCGTGTTCGTTGGTTCTACNGCAGATCTATTAAAGCAAATAAAAAATGAGTCTTAAGTTAAAGCATTACCTTGGGAACCCACACTTAAANCGTGTGAATATGCCAATGCAACTCACGGAAGAACAAGTCCGTGAGTATGTTAAATGCGCAAAAGATCCAATCTACTTTATCGAAAACTATGTAAAGATTATTACTC